ACGATGTTTGTCGATAGTGGTAATCAGGCGTTCGTCGACCTCGTATTCGCGCCCTCTGGAGGTAAAGCGAACGACGGGAAAATGCTTAATTGCCATTGCACCCCCTTTGTCCAGTAACCCTATGCGTTAAATACGGTGTGTCGGGCGTCATCAATGAATGCAACTTGAGAGCGCTCTATCAGGCGGAGATTTGTCAGAAGCGCTGATTCCCTTATGGGGTGAGGAGTGATCAGGTATTTGTTCTGTAATCCGGCGATAATGGTGTATCGCTGTGGCTCCGAGCCAATAGTGTAAATAAGGCGTCCGGTGTCAGATAAATCCAGTCCGGTGACTGGTTTAGTTTTGAGAAGCGCAAGTTCCACACCCTGTTCTTCGATGATTTTGGCAGCTTCTGCCGTGACTTTTGCGACTATCATTGTGTGGGTTGCGACGTCCATGCGAGCATTGGCCACGGCTTTTTTCGCTACTTCGCTTTCCATCTTTGAAATTTCTTTCAGTGCTCTGATGATACCTTCTTCTTTTGCGTGCATTTTTGTATCTCCGTTATTTGCGTGTGCGAATACCTCCGTTAATACGGATGGTTTTCACGTTTTCTTATTTAATTTGATGTTTTATTTGTATCGTTATTCATCAGAGAAAAAACGCTCGATCTTTTTCACTGAATTAATAATTCGCATAATCCCAATGGCGCAGGCCACCGAAATAATCAGAACAAGCCATGAGATAAATATACTCATGCGATATTCCCCAGCTTATACGGTTCAATATGTTCTCCGCATTCTGCGGCACAGATCAGCTCGGAAAGTTCGTTAAGTGCATCCAGATCATCAGCGTAAAAAGCCACGTCATACAGACTCCGGATTGCCCTGGTCAATGAGTCACGGGCTGCACGTTCAGCATGAACGCCTGATGCACTTAAGCGAAAATAGAAACGCTCAAGTGCTTTGTTGATGAGTGTTTTATATTCTTTGTCCATTGCAACACCCTTTAATCTGCTTTCTGTATTTCAGCTTCTGAATCCATACAAATAATTTCGATATAGGGTTCATCGCCATTAACTTGGCGTGCCTTTTCAGCTTCGCTAATGATTTCTCGTACGGTCTGGTACGGAAGTTCCACAAGCAGTCGCGTGCCGTTCAGATAAACGTAAGTGGCTTCGTCGGCTCCGTTTTTACCCGCCGGAGTCACTCCGTCAATAGCGGATGCACGTAATAACAGTTCACCGCGAAAATCAATAAAACGGATAAATACACCTTGTGCATGGTCTTTGGTCATAAAGCACCCGTTATAAATCAGCCTGTTTAATAAAACTCTGCCCGCGAAGCAGACGATCAACCGTGCGAAGTGCTTCGTATAATGTGAAATCCTGCCCGAACTGATTGTCGCCACAGCTCAATGCAAAAATGCGGTTTCCGGTAAACGGATTGCGTGGGCATTTGTGGATCACGATTCCAGCTTTCTCAATCAGCCAGGCGTGCTCGCCGATTTGTTTTACTGGGTAGCCATCCGGCGTTGCGTGTGTATCACTCAGGCTGTAGCGGATGTTGCTGCGTGATGCACTGGTAGTGAAACGGTTAGCGTGGCGTTCTGTTCCGGTACGAAAATTACGGCGTTGCTTCAGCATAAAATGACACCTCGTTATTTTGTCATCTGCACGTATTTTTCTGCGCTCCTGATTGTTTTCAGGAAAAGAGCGAAGAGATTTACTGTGCGTCTTGAGTTCTTTTCATCCTGGTTGATGGGAATTGAACCTCTGTCAGCCTGTCTTTTCACTGTGTTAACAGCTTGGTTGGTACGCTTTGCGTAATCTTTCAGGCTTTCTTCAAGTACTGGTAACCCATGCTCATCGCGGTAGGGATAGAACGCTGCTAAACGCTCAAAGTCTGCCTGTTCGTGTGTGTTCAGGACTTTTGCCATGTGTGATAACCTGCGCTATCTGTGGTTGTTTGTGACCTGGTGTACTTATAAGTACACCTTGTGCGCAAGCTTAGTGTACTTATAGGAACACTGTCAATGCTTATCGGTGAAAAAATTAGAGTGATTCGTGAATCAGAGGATTTAACGCGCGAAGAATTTTGCGGCCTGATTGATGTGCCTATCGGCACTTTGCGTCGTTATGAAACGGGGCGGATTGAAAACATAGGGGGCGAAGTGCTTATCAAGATTGTTAATCACCCTCGCTTTTTTAAGTACATGAATTGGCTTATGACGGGAAAAACAAATGAGGCTGCTGGGCAGATCAGTCCGTCTCTCTCCCCTGATGGGCCAAAAAGCACATCGCCTTCTCAAAAACCCCGCAAGACTGGCACACAGCCCGGCTAATCATGGAACGCTGGGGGCATGGTGGTCTTGTAACGCTGGGGTTTCACGAATGAGCATAAAATCAATTCCGGGAGGATATCTTCTTGACATGCGCCCGGAGGGGCGTAAAGGCAAACGCATTCGTAAAAAATTTAAAACGAAATCGGATGCAGTTTTATATGAGCGGTGGGTGCTGGCGCAACAGCATAACAATGAGTGGAAAGGAAACTCCATTGATCGCCGTCCGCTGTCAGTGCTTATTGACTTGTGGTGGAAATACCACGGTCAGCTAATGAAGTCAGGGCATAACACGCGCCTTAAATTGCTGCGCTTGAGTGAGGCAATGGATGACCCGTGCGTGCATAAACTTAATACAACGATGCTCACCGAGCTACGTGTGTCCAGGATAGAGCAGGGGATACAGCCCAGCACCATAAATCGAGAGATTGGGGCGTTAAGCGCGATGTTTACCGCACTCATCTCATCCGGCCATTTTCTTAACGATAACCCCGTTCAAGGCCTTAAAGGAATGAAGGTTAACGAGCGCGAAATGGGATATCTGAGTAAGTCTGAATGTGTTCAGTTGCTGGATGCACTGGCTGAAAATCCCGATGAACGGCTGGCTGTCGAAATCCTTCTGTCGACCGGGGCGCGATGGGGCGAGGTAGCGGCACTGGAGCAGCGCCGTGTTCTTCATTGTCGAATCACTTTTTCAAAAACGAAGAACAGCAAAAACCGTACCGTTCCTATTTCTGAAAGCCTGTTTGAAAAGATCAAAAAACGGGGCGGGAAACTGGTGTTTCCGACGCTGGATTATCCATTGGTTCGCGATGTCATCAAAACGGTCGCACCTGATGTTCCTGACGGCCAGGCTGTTCATGCGCTGCGCCACACCTTCGCCAGTCATTTCATGATGAACGGCGGCAATATTCTGACGCTCCAGAAAATTCTGGGGCACGCAAAGATTCAGACAACGATGATTTATGCCCATCTTGCGCCGGATTACTTGCAGGATGCGGTGAGATTTAATCCTATTGCTGGGTAAGGAGGATGTTGTGGAAAAAACAGTTAATAGCGATTTGCATTTAGGTCAGTACTGGAGAATAGACATTGTCTGCGATCCAGAACTTCGAGATGAGGTTGAGCAATATTTTTCTCGACACGATGTTGGTTTTAGCAAAATTGAAGTTTTTTCCGTCGAAAATCCATATAAACTTGCTCTGTTCTTTGATTTCGCGAAGAAGGGTGTGGAGGTTGCAAAAGCCATTATGGGACTCTTAGACCGAAATGATATTGAAATAACGATGTATCGTGCTACGGACAGTAGCCCGCAGTCTGTAAAAAGCATCAAATTGCGTAAGTCTGAAGACGTAGAGAAATGTAAAGATTTGCTTAGTACGTGTGTCGCAATTGGCGTTCAACGAAATAAGGAAAAAGAGGGGAGCGAATGATCCACAAAGTGACCACATCCCTGTTATTTGTTGTGGTTGGCTGTGTTTTTGTGTGTCTGTAAGTCTTTGATAATTATCTAACTTATTGATTTTTGTTTGTGTTTATGGCCGCTCTGCGGCCTTTTTTCTTTTCACTGTCGAAGAGTCACCGTAAAATCAACGCCATGACACTTCAGCAGAACGGATACCATGCTGACACTTGCCCGCCAACAACAGCGACAAAATATTCGCTGGTTATTATGCCTGTCAGTTTTGATGCTGCTGGCGCTTCTCTTAAGCCTTTGCGCCGGTGAACAATGGATCTCGCCAGGTGACTGGTTTACTCCTCGTGGCGAACTGTTCGTCTGGCAAATTCGCCTGCCACGTACGCTGGCTGTATTGCTGGTTGGTGCGGCGCTGGCTATATCCGGCGCTGTAATGCAGGCGTTGTTTGAAAATCCTCTGGCAGAACCTGGACTACTTGGCGTCTCTAACGGCGCAGGCGTGGGGCTTATCGCCGCGGTATTGCTTGGGCAAGGGCAACTCCCCAACTGGGCGCTAGGGCTGTGTGCGATTGCTGGCGCGCTTATCATCACTTTAATACTCTTACGTTTCGCCCGTCGTCATCTTTCGACCAGTCGGTTATTGCTGGCTGGCGTTGCATTAGGGATTATCTGTAGCGCACTAATGACGTGGGCTATCTACTTTTCCACCTCTGTTGATTTACGTCAGCTGATGTACTGGATGATGGGCGGTTTTGGCGGCGTAGACTGGCGGCAAAGCTGGCTGATGCTGGCATTGATCCCCGTGTTGTTGTGGATCTGTTGTCAGTCCAGGCCGATGAATATGTTAGCACTTGGCGAGATCTCGGCGCGGCAACTGGGTTTACCCCTGTGGTTCTGGCGCAATGTGCTGGTGGCCGCGACCGGCTGGATGGTTGGCGTCAGTGTGGCGCTGGCGGGTGCTATCGGCTTTATTGGTCTGGTGATCCCACATATTCTTCGGTTGTGTGGTTTAACCGATCATCGCGTATTACTTCCCGGCTGCGCGCTGGCAGGGGCGAGCGCATTGCTGCTGGCCGATATTGTAGCGCGCCTGGCATTAGCTGCCGCAGAGCTGCCTATTGGCGTGGTCACCGCAACGTTGGGTGCGCCGGTGTTTATCTGGTTATTGTTAAAAGCAAGACGTTAGCCGCAAAAAGACGGTCTATGATTAAAAGCTAAGATTTTTACTGACCACACCCAGGAGAAACGATGCAAGATTCCATTCTGACGACCGTAGTGAAAGATATCGACGGTGAAGTGACCACGCTGGAGAAGTACGCTGGTAATGTGCTGTTGATTGTCAATGTCGCCTCAAAGTGTGGCTTAACGCCGCAATATGAGCAGTTGGAGAATATTCAGAAAGCCTGGGCCGATCGAGGTTTTGTGGTGCTGGGATTCCCGTGCAACCAGTTTCTGGAACAAGAACCGGGCAGCGATGAAGAGATTAAAACTTACTGTACCACCACATGGGGGGTGACGTTCCCGATGTTCAGTAAGATTGAAGTTAATGGCGAAGGACGCCATCCGCTGTATCAAAAATTGATTGCCGCAGCGCCGACCGCAGTCGCGCCGGAAGAGAGCGGATTCTATGCCCGTATGGTCAGCAAAGGTCGTGCACCGCTGTACCCTGATGATATTTTATGGAATTTTGAGAAATTTTTAGTTGGCAGGGACGGGTTGGTCATCCAGCGTTTTTCCCCGGATATGACGCCTGAAGATCCCATTGTGATGGAAAGCATTAAACTGGCGTTGGCAAAATAA